GTCTTTGGATATTGGATTCCAACTTTGTCGAACGCTTTAGAGAGAGACTGTGCGGCCCAGATTTCAATGTCACGCCCCGCAATGTCCTTAATCTCCTTCATAATTTTCCGTTCTCTCTTGAGAAGACCATCCCGAGTCTGCTCAACTCTGTCTTGGTCGATTCGGACCCCGCGCCAAGTCATCTCGATGAGGCATGGAAGGAGGTCCAGTTCGAGATTAGCAATCCCCCACAAGTCTTCTTTACCAAGCTGAATGCTGAAGTAATTCCAAAGTTCGAGAGCGAGCTCGGCATCCGCCTCCGCGTAAGCACCGACGTGCATGGCTGGGAGTTTCCACATCTCAGCTTTAGGATCAACGCCGAAACTTCTAGCGGCCTCGACTAAGCCCTTCTCTGATTTTGTTTTACCCAGTAAGTCATAAGACAAAGCGTTTAAGCTGTAACTGAATCTATTCTCGTCAAGTAAAGCCGCAATCAACATCGTGTCGATGATGCGACCCTTGAGATCAAACCCCATTCGCTTAATCCAACCCGCGTCATACTGGGCGTTATGCATGATTTTGTCGGCGGGACACTCAAAGACCTGCTTGAGCCACTTATTAACCACTTTTTCATCAAGGTTACCACCCCCCATGTGCCGAATTGGGATGTATCCCGACCAATCATCAACAGCAATAGCGTAACCTACTACCTCTCCATTTCCAGTAGCCCATCCAGGTCCATTAGTCTTGAGGTCGGGGTCTCTAGTCTCGACATCGATAGCAATTTTTTTTGCGCGGGTAAGGTCCGGCAATTCCATTGGAGGTATCCACTCGCTCTTCGGAGTGAACATCGCCATTTGCAAATTTCCTGTTCGAGCCATAAAATCCCTTTTTATTTTTTATCATTTTGGGAGAATTCCCCACCAAGTGCGGTGTATCCGGCCTTGTCGATCCAAGAATCTTCATGGTCTATAGTGTTTAGCAAACGTGCGGTCTTCACCCAATCCATCATTAACGCTACATGAGAAGGTGTAATCCGACCATGCCGCGCAAGCGCTGACTTCGCTATCACGTTCCAAGCTATGGCTATCTTATCGTGATTTTGATAAGCATCACCATAATCTTTAGCGCGATCTCCGTTGATTAATTCGTCCGCACTTTTTAATAAACTGGATCTATTCATTATATTTTCTTTCCCCATAACACTTCGTTTTTTTCTCGTAGCAGTTGAAGGCTGTGCCAAACCAGTTTTATTTCTACCATTGCATCCAAAGCACATTGTTCCGCTTCTGCGTAATTTTTATTGTTAACCGCTTCTGGTATAGCTTCAAAAGCTTTTTTAGCGTCTAAGTAAAACTGGCTGTAATCTACATCATAATTATTATTCTGCATTGTCATCGGACTCTTTCTCTTTAGGTAGATACACATCAACAATTGATTCACACTTAGGGCAAGAAAGATTAGTGACCATTGAATAGTTTTCATCTTCCTCCTCAAGGTCGTGATCCCCGCCCCATATTAACTCTGTGTTGCAATGCCAACAGTTCATAAGTTATAACTCCTTCCGATATCCTCGGGGTCAACAATGTATAAATTTTGTCTAGCCCGTGTTACCCCAACATAAAAAACACGGTGCATATCGTCGGGATTAATATGCATCTCATTTTCTGCGGCAGGACTCAGGTCCGTGAGCAGTACAACGTTATCAGCTTCCCCACCCTTTGATCCGTGGATCGTGGACACTGTAATGCGAGGCGACGCATTAAACTTTTCACCGCGTCTTAACAAAGCCGTAACATAGGCTCGGTCTGTCTCTGGAATCTTATCCATAGCTTGAGACCAGATCATTTGTTTTGTGGCTAATAAACCGTGGTTCTTTATCAACCCGTCGAGTGTGACAAACTCTGCATCATCTAACAGGGGTAATTTTTTAAACCCGCGTTGGACGTGTTTACCGGCAGACATATAGCTATATATTTTTCTAGCTACTGCACCCGATACTTCTTTACCTTTTCTTAGATGTTCCCAACCGTTTACCGCGTTAGACAATTTTTCTCCAATCGAGCGGTGTCCTTTGTAATTGAATAGATACCCATTCGACTTGAGGTCCGAGGCAACCGCTTGTAAATGATAACCGGCTTGCGACAAAATTAACCAGTTACCTTGTGCGAAATCCAAATTGTCTACGTTATTTATCCGTTCGACTGAACCTTTTTCCTCTCTTGGGAGATAATTTTTTGGGAACCTTCGGTGTATTCTCTTCGCCACGTTTTCCGCGAGGGTGTGGACAGAGCTAGGGATTCGATAAGACTGCTCCAACGTCTCTGATCCGCCGTCTAAGCTAATAAATTGGTCCACGTCTGCACCGGCCCATCTATAAATAGCTTGGTCATCGTCCCCCGCGCAATACATTCGCTCCGAGTTTTTATCCAAGATATGTGCAAGGTCCCACTGGAGGGGAGACAAGTCTTGGGCTTCATCCAAAAAGGTTACCTTAAATTTAGGGCAACAGTTCGCGCTTTCCTTGATAAAGACTTCTAACATATCGGTAAAATCATACAGACCCATGTGGTGCTTGTAGTCGAGGAACGAGCGGTCAATATAGTCTATGGTGTTCCAAGGGATATCTATCGAACTTTTATTGTATTCATCCCGAAGCGTGGTTTTCTTTAACCGCGCAAGATTGATCAAACCTAAGATAGGGTCTTTCTTACTCACGGCAGTGGGTAAGTCCTCGTCAAATGACTTGCTCCGTGTGCCGTTGAGCGTGATTCCCACAGTTTGACTCAACTCCCTGTAGTGCTGATCACTCATGATGTTCTCAAACTTAATTGAAGTTTGCATCAAGGCCAGACTATGCAACGTCCTGAAGTAAATCAGATCAGTTTTAGGATCAAGGTTAAAGCGTGAGGAAGCACGTTCCCTAGCCTCGCTAGATGCTTTCTTCGTAAAAGCCAAGAACGCTATTTCATTGGGATGTATTCCTTGCTCAAGTGCTTCGTTCACCTTGTTTAGAAGCATGGTTGTTTTTCCTGTTCCCGGCGGTCCGAATATCCTGTACATCCGTAATCCCTCGTTTATGTTTGTTAACGATCTGTCTGACACGCTCTTTGGTTAAGCCAAACTTTTTACCAATAGCCGTCAAGGTTCGATATTCTTTGACATGCATTTGATACATGGTTTCAGCTCGTTCGTTATAATCTAAATCGGTCAAAACGGAGACTCCTTCGGTTTAAATTGTGGGATATCAATGTGTACGTCGGAGCTGTCAAAGCTTGGTATTTTCCAAACCCTGACACCTTTTCCTTTAATCTTAATGACTGTGTTCTCGCCTTGGATGTCTCTCAGGTGTTTACCTATCTTGTTTCTTCGGAACTCAAAGAACTTGTTCTTCTTTAAATAGTCTTCAAAATCTTTTAGTCTAAAGAAAGTAAGCGAACTCTCCTCGTCAGACCAAGGCCGTCGTAATAGAATCTCTTCTTTGTCCTGAGCCTGTTGCATATTAGTACAAAACTCTTCGAGGTAATCGTAGAACTGACCGGATGAGGTAACGTCTTGAGACACCTCAATGATCGCGCCGTCGTTTTCTTTCATCTCTGAGAGCAATCCACCAACTCTACCCTCCCAATTTTGTCGTTGCATGGATCGGGGCATAAAGTTCAGTTGCTCAAGGCAAGCCTTCTGAAACGAGACTTGGCTCATTAAGCCATCGGTGTCCAACTCTAACGGTTCACCGTTGACATCCATGAACCATATCGGTGGCGTGGAATTGTACTTTCTTAGATTAGCAATCGTGGCTCCAGCTACTGCGGCACCAACACCGAACTTTCGTGTTCGACACAGGTCCTTGTTGCAGTGAGCATTGATAGGCGCATCATTACATTTATACGCATAATCTTTTCGTAGTAATTGTTTCGCCACGACATTTACTTCAGCTAAGGGCAAGGAGGGTTCGAAATACGCTTGGTTATATTTCAGTATTTCACTTTCCCAACTATCGGGATGAGCTTTCCTGAGATAAACACCCATGTTAAACAAACCATTGTTTCGGCCACCCTCAGATATTTTCTGACGACTTAATATTTGTAAGCACGGGGGTCCGTCGGCCAAGAGGTTTGTCTCTTTAGCTTCGGGTATTTGCAAGTTTTGTATTTCTTCAGGTGTTTTTACATATTTTTTATGAAGCGCTATGAACTCGTCTAGCGTCGCGGAAGTTGCGTCATCTAAAAAAGCGTAACGTAACCCTGCTTCTGCGTTGTAGTAAGGTAGGTTTAAGAAGTTCCCAACGTCACCACGATCTAAATGTAGTTTGATTTGTTTGGGAAAAATCTCGCTCTCACCGTAGCCCAGAGCCGAAGACATATTTTTAAGGGCTTTTTGCATGTCCTTAGCTGAGACCCATTCATTGCTAAATAAAAAGCAATGCGCGCCTCCCGACTTTGAGCGGCAGACGACAAGAGGAAGCTCCAAACCGCGTATTTTTTTAAGGAGCGCCTCGTGATCAAGCGGGTACTGGTCGATATCAATGCAACCCCATTTACAAGAATCATTTTCGTTAATCGGAATTATACCCAGACCTCGGCCATTACCGGCAAGGTGTTCTTTAAATAATTCTAAAGTAGGCTCTTCGCGTACTACTCCGGCATGTCCGGCTTGTTTGCCACTAGCTTTTTGTTTTTCTATTTTAAAATAGCCATAAGCGGACTTGAGTCCCTCAAAAATGGCTGCAAACTTCTCCACTGACATATGATCTCCCACGTTGGTTGGAGCGGGTTTCCCCGCCCCGAGGATTAGAACGGTATATTTGATCCGTTGGTTTCATCCTCACCATCGTGATGCTTCACAACCACGTCACCCGCCGTGATGTCCTCAGAAAATTTCTTAGCCTGAGTGTACATTGCGGCATCCTCAATTTGAGATTCAAGGGACATCTCCCAACCATGCCACGATCCCTTTGAGTTTTCCTCTTGGATTGTTTTCAAGCGGTAAATGTGGCTGTATCTCGGCGGCGTAAACGTACCATTAGCGCCTTTCATAACGCGAGAAGCCATTATTGAATTCCACTTTCTGGACTTTTTCAATTGTGTGGATTTCATTGCGATCAAAGCGCTCTCAACACTGCCATCCTCATTCAGAATCAAAACAAAATGTTGGTGAGTTTCTTCTAGGTATTCCCCATTGCCCCCCACAACGTAATCTTTGTTGTCATCAGGTGACCGTTCTGTCTTTGGTCGCACATCCTGCGGCGTGTACATTGCACTAGGTGCTCCCGTACCAGAACCTCTGGGTGCCCACTGAATAAACCGTCTTTGGTACGCGCAGGGAATAACACTTATTCCAGTTTTACCCTTGTACACTTTTCCGGTCACGGTGTTATAAATGTCACCCTTACGAGCTTCTTCATTTTCATCTAACACGGGATCGTTACCTGACAAAACTTTGACAAAAGGTAATGCAAGATCTTCTTGTCCAATGTTCTCAAGACCTTTACCTGCGTCCTGCTCAAAAATAGACGCATCAAAGATAGTGATGCCGTGTTCTTTTTTTGGTTCTACCGCATTTTTTGTAGCCATTAGTTATTCCCCTTATTTCGTTTAATAGTTGCACGTTGACCTACCCAAGCTCCAAACAATTCCATAGGAAACTCCTCACCCGCCTCGACACGCTCTTTAATAAAAGCTCGTAGAGTCTGTGGGTGAACCTCGGTTTTTGTCTGAGCATCAAACCCTTGTGCCATTGCAAATGCTGAAAACTGCTTGGCTAACTCATCGTCACCGCGCCCAAAACTGCAAGCCACAGTGTTTTTTATGATGTCATCATAATCGTGCTCCCGAAGCCAATCGTAAGCCGCTGGACGATTGTCTACTTTTATCGAAGCACCGTAGGTTTGTTTGACTTCAACGGTAGAACCATCATCTAGCTCTAACTTGTTGAGTCCCAGCTCCAAGAACATTGCTGGCAAATCTTCGTCGGTGAGTTTAAACAACGATTTCTTTTCTTCAGACAACTTCTCTTCGAGCTGAGAGATTAATTCCTCTTTGTCCCGAATGTTTTTCGCTACTTCTGCTACAGATTTCAAACCTTCATGGTTAAGGTTCTCAACCGAGTTTTTGCTCGGGCTGATATCCTCTTCCATTAATTTAGTCAAGTCCATTTTTTCTCCTTTCGTTGTTAAAGACCATATCGGGCCTTGACAAAGACGTATATTATACTATACCGTGGACATGTCAACACCAAAAGGAAAAAAATGAATAGTTACGAATTTGAGACCAAGCCCTTCGACCATCAGTTAAGCGTGATCCGTGATTCGTGGTCCGAGAAATACTTTGCACTGTTCATGGAGATGGGAACAGGTAAAACTAAAGTTGTTATAGACACGATGGGAATCTTGTACGAAGAAGAAAAGATTAACGCCGCGCTGGTCATCGCCCCCAAAGGGGTGTTTGATAATTGGGTTAGAAAAGAAATCCCCGCACACCTACCTAAAAGAATAGCTCGAAACATTGTTCGTTGGCAACCCAATATAACACAAAAATTTCAAGACGAGCTGGAGCCTTTTGTTTTAGACCCTTTTGACGGTATTAAACTGTTTGTCATGAACGTCGAGGCTTTCAGTACCACTAAAGGTTTGCAGATAGCTAAAGTATTTTTAAAAAAGAACCCGAAGAATATGGTCATCGTTGATGAGAGCACCACGATTAAGAATAGAAAAGCTTCAAGAACTAAAAACATTATTGCATTGCAAAACCTGAGTGAGTACCGACGTATATTGACGGGTTCCCCCGTTACGAAAAGTCCTATGGATTTGTTCAGCCAATGCGAGTTCTTAACCCCGAAATGCTTAGGGTTTAACAGTTACTATGCTTTTCAAGGCCGTTACGCCAACGTGCAACAACGGGCTATGGGTCACAGGAGTTTTAACCAGATCGTTGGATACCGTAAGCTAGACGAGCTCAACTTAAAGCTAGACCAGTTCAGTAATCGTATCCTCAAAGAAGATTGCTTGGACCTTCCCCCTAAACTTTATATCCGTCGTGATGTTCCGTTGACCATGGAGCAAGCTAAGTTATACAAACAGATGAAGAAGTTAGCCTTGGCTAAACTTGAGAACGGTGAGTTGGCTACGACTGCCAGCGTTTTAACACAGATCATGCGGCTTCAACAAATCTGTTGCGGGTTTTTGCAACCGGACGATGGTGAAATACAACCGTTAGACAACAACCGAATAGACGAGTTGTTGAGCATTATCGAAGAGACCCAAGGCAAAGCGATCATATGGGCTTCGTACACGCACGACATTAAAAAGATCCGTGATACGTTATCCGAAAAATATGGTGAAGAATCAG